AACCCCTGTTGTGGCTGGATTAGGGTATGCCTCTTGCATGAACGCAGGGTCTTTGTTAAGCAAGTAGATAAAATTCCCACTGGCGTCAACCACAGCAAACGAATACACAGCCAGAAAGTCTGTGGGTGCATTAAACGTATTAACGCTTGCCGTTAAAGCTGTGGTCGATGTCTTACGTAAATTGGGTAGCGACACTGAGTTATAGATGCGCTGCTCCGCCTGCTGAATCATGGTGTTCATGTCAGTAGTGTCGAAGGTGTTCTGCGTGTAATCAGATACCGCAGTCACCAATTGGGAGTAAGTCAGCGCACCTAGTGTTGCCATATAAACCTCAAGCCATTGGGCCGCGAGCCGTTATACCTTTGGTAGCCGCACCATTACCCCGGGTAACGATGCCTGTCTCTTTCACAGACTCTCTGCCTTGTGAGTTGTTGTACATGCCAACACTCATGCGCGGCTGCATAGCTGCCAAACTTTCAAGGCCAGAATCTTTTCCGGGCATCGTGGTTGCTTTTACGGTCTTGCCACTCATAGTATGGGGCTTTGCGTAGGCAGAAGCGGGGAGATTGTTAACTTTGGGCATGATTAGCCTCCACGTTGATTGTTTACGCGTGCCATGTTGCGACCAACTTTCATCATCGCTTCGCCGGTCACACCAGAAGATTTTTTGCCGCCCTTGTCAGTGCCTTTTGTGGGGCCGCTATTGGGGAAGACTTTGACGTTTGTTTTGCCTTTTGAGGCAACGCCGTCAGCTGATTTTACGTACGCCATAATTAGCTCCTTAAGATATCGTTACTGTACCAACAATTGCTCTAGAAACCAAGTAGTTTGGTGTTAAAGCTGTATCAAAACTGCTGGCACCCCCAACTGGATTCCAGCCCCATTGAATGTCTCGACTGCCGCCTGTAGGGAGGCCCGTTGCATTTGGCCCTGCAGTCACATACGTTGTGTCCCTACGCGGGTTGCGTACAGCTTGTGGGTCATCCACCGGGTACATACCCAACTGCAACTGAGGCTGATCGGGATCCCAGCAACTATCGCATACCAACAAGTTGTACGTCTTGGTCTTAATGACCTCTTTGCGTAGAGCTGTTAATTTGAATCGGAAGCCACAGCGGTCGCACATGGCGATACTGTTCTTGCCAGAAGCAAACCTATTGCCCATTTCAAGTACCGCTTCCTATGTACATCTGGCGCGGTACAAAGCGCACTGAAGCCTTCTCACGATCTTCCGTAGAGGCCAAGTCCCACGCCTCGTCATACTGCTGTTTAAGAACTGGTAGGCGCTCGGCCCCATTGGGAACCTTCAAAGCCAAGTAGTACGCCAAACCTGCCACCATGCACGGTAAAAACCGGAACGGCACATCCATCGTATTTATGCCAGTACCAGCGTCATCAATACGCTTTAACCGCCAGTACACAAACGTGTAAACTTGCGAGTTGTCTGGAACAGGCCAGACGGTAATCGTGGGGATTTCCTGACGGCGCTCAATCCACACTTGAATAGGACGGGCTTGCTGCAACTTGTTTGGGATAGTGGCGTAAGTAGAAACACTGATACGCGTAATGGTCAAGTCCGCCTGTGTCGATGCACTCCCTGCGCCTGTACGGATGACGTGCTCCATCAAATCCACAGTGTCCGCCGGAAGGTTGTACGTGGCTGTACCGGGAACCAGAGCAATAGTCCCCTGTTCAAACGTCCACATGTTCAGGCCCCGATTAGCCCAATCAGCAAATAGAAGATTCAAACTTCGTCTTGCAGTACGCAAATCATAGCCCGTGCGCATCTCGGAACCAGCACGCTCAAACGCTTCCTCGACGATCTCCGTGAGGTCAAGATTAAATGCAGTGGTTCCAGAGGTAGCCATTATCTAAATCCTGCTGTTTTCTTTGCAATCGTTTTTGGTTGCGCTACGAATTGTTTTCCGGCTTTTTTGCCAGCACGTTTCGCACGCGTTGTCGCAGCGTACTCACTAGGGCTGAGACTTTTGATCGCAGCTTCTGGAAGGTATCGCTCACCTGTTTTACTAGACGGTTTTCCACTTTTGGTTCCCCACTTTTGGTCGCCCCAGTCTTTCAATGATTTCTGAGGCGCTTTCAATCTCGGTAACCCCCGCCTGCCGCCTTGTACTTCTTGGCAACAAGTTGCGCTTTACGCGCCGACCACTGACCTGCGCCAGTGCCGTGAGTTGCTGCGGCTTTTACTTGGGACACAATCTTCTTGCGAAGACTGGGCTTTGTGTAATTGCCCGCAGCATTAACTTTCCCACCCTCTTTATACTGGGTAAAGTCAGTATCGTCCCGCCGGGCTTTCTTGACGCCCTTGGGCATTTTAGAGGGGGAGATGTCCCCCATACCACGGCTGGCCATCATGATATTAGCAGGCTTTGCCGCCGGACTTCATGCCAACCATAGTACCTTTGGTCTTGCCTTTGGAAGCAACGCCGTCAGCACGACTAGAAGCAGAGCCGCCACTCTTTAAACCTGCGTGCGCTTTGGAAGCGGGTTTACCAGCATGCTTTGCCAGTGCTGCGGGCATACCGCCACCAGCCATTTTAGTTGCGCCTTTTTTCTTAGCCATCATTGCCATGAAGCCAGCATTCATTTTGGAAGCCATAGTATCACCACCTTTTGAAAATTTGCGGTTTTTATCCGCGTTAGAAAATTCTTTACCCACGGACTGTGGGACTCCTACTTTCTTAGCAAACGATGGGTTGTTAGCCACTGCCGCCATGAAATTGTGTTGTTTTTTACTCGTCGAAGGCATTACTTACCCCCTACGTACCAGTTAACAAGCTGAACTAAGCTTGCGCCTACAACGCTACTGGCCCCACCAACAAGCATCAAAACTTTCCAGCCACCTTTAGCCTCAGACAAAGTTTTGTCAATGGCCGTCAGCGTTACCTGCATAGCCTTCATGTTCTCCAACATCCTGTCCATATCATCTTGCAAATGCTTGATGTCAGACGCATGCGTGGCTAACTCTCTGGCTGTCTGAATAGCGTCGTCAGTCATACCATCCGCCCTTTTGTCTTGCCCTTGGTGGCGCAGCCATCAGCCGCAGTTACATAGCCCCCATCCTTACAGTTCCACGCCCTAAGTGATTTGTTTATGCGTGAGTCTGGGTCGTTGGCCGTCTTTGCGCTGGTCAGCTTCTTTTTCATCCCTTCCATCCTCGCACAGAAAGAGTCGCGCCGGGAGCCTCCTTCTGGCTGGGGCGGTTTCAAATTCATACCTTGCGCTTTGGCGGAGGCTCGCCCCTTGGCGTTCAAGCCGCCTTTGGGGTTCTTGCCTTCCTTGCGCGTCCATGCTGGTGATTTTGCCATAATATATGTAATGTATTATGTTTTTTAAAGATTAGCAATCTTGTGCGCCAGCGTACTGAGTGAAAGTCTTGAGCACGTCGTAAATCGCAGGGATCAGATCGCCTGACAGGTCTTCCATGTTGATGTAATGGGCCTGTTGTTGGATGCTGGGCCAACCTGCTCGGCGAGCTTCTTCCGTGGCGTGAATCTCGACCTGCACCTGAAGCTGGTCTTTTGTGCCAAAAAAGTTCGTGATCCTAGCGTAAGCCTGAGTTTCAGACTGACCGTTGGTGTTATTTACTGCTGTAATTTTAAGTGCCATGATGTTAGTTCCAAGGTAAAGGAGCAGGTTGGGGTGTAGGAATAGCGGCTTGAGCAATTAGGAAATCAACTTCGGTTTCCATGTTCGTTACACGCTCTGGGCCAAGGGCGGCTTGTGTCCACGCCAAAGCTTGTTCCTGTGTGATTTGGTCAAACGGCGTGAAGTCATCGGGGTTTGCAGGTAGCAAGTTGACCGAGTAGTTGACCTGTTGTCCGTCTTTGGCAATGGTGAAATTGCTCATCACAACGGTTTGCGGTTCAGGCGTGTTCATGACCTGAAGTGAATTGATTGTCCATACAAATGCCATGATTACTCCTGAGTGATGGCTTGCGCCTTGACTTGCTCAAATTGAGCGGCTTCTTGTTGCTGTTTGGCAATGTTGTTCATCACCAGAAAAGCACCTGTCTTAGACGGCATTTCGCCCAAAACGTCCATGATGAATTTTACTTCGTCGTCTGATAATTCAAGTTTCATATGTTCTCCTGTTAGAAAGTCATTTCGGTTGTGCGTACCTGACACACGGTTCGTATTGTAGTACTCGCTTGCCCTGTGAATGTTACTGCTAAACCGCCGTTTGTGGTATCTGCTGTAACTGCGATTGCCCAAGTCGATGCGCCTACGTCGCCGTAAGTAGAGGTAACCGTGCTTCCAACAAGGGTTGTAGCGGCGGCATTAGCACCACGCTTAATCACACCCTCAATAGTCCATCCTTTTGTGTTGCCACCGCCTGTTACACCTGCTACTACTTCTCCTGTAAAAAAATAGGCTGAGTTGTTGGGCAAAATTACTTGGTTGGTTGTGGATGCCGCACCTGTATCTGAACGCAATACAGTTGGAGTTGCATCTGTTGTTTGCCGAGCAAGAACAAGTAATGCGGTTTGACTTAATCCAGAACCAAATGCAATAGGTTGAGCGCAAGGTGAAAAAACAACATTTCCGTTAATACTTCTTGTCCATCCTAATTGCCCACCAACAACTGTTGCATAAGAACCAGTCGCAACATTATCAGAACCACCTGTAATAGTTGCGGCAGTTCCATTAGCATTATTGGTTTGACCACCAGATACTGTTGCTATCGTTCCGCCTGCTACATTATTCCAACCACCAGAAACAGTAGATAAAGTGCCACTTGCAATATTGCTAAATATGCTTCCTCCATCAGTACCCCCACCCGCAACAGTAGAGCCAATACCCGACGCTACATTCTTGCGTCCACCGCCAACGAAACTCCAATCACCAGAAGCAACATTTCTGTTACCAGCCGTTCCCGCATCACCACCACCGCCAATAAAGGAATATGAACCAGTAGCGGTGTTGTTTCCACCACCTACTACTACTCCGTGGGGGGTAAAGAAACTGAGTGTGCTAGTTGATGAGCCTGATGCTACTTTGGAAAGGGTAAGTGATGTACCAGAAATAGCGGCTACATAGGTGTCGTCACCAATAGATGTTCCGCTAATGTACTGACCAACTTTAATGTTGGCATTTGAGCCTGACAATGTAACCGCTGTTGTAGCGTTCATTGTGCCAGATTGGGTTGTTACAGCAGAAGACGAAGTTCCACTATTTGTAAAACCACCACCAATAAAATTAAAAACTCCTGACGCGGTGTTACTCTTTCCACCTACGATATTTTGATAAGCATTTGTTCCTGTGGTATTTGAAGAACCCCCGCCAATGAAACTATACGTTGCAGTATTTGTATTATTTTGACCGCCAAAAATACCAGAATAAGTATTTGAAACAGCGTTAGTAGCACCACCACCAATATTAGAAGCCGTGGCAGATACAGTATTAGAAACACCGCCTGAAATTGTAGACCATTGACCAGATGCAACTTGAGCCGCTGTAGCCCTAGCAGTACTCCAATCCACCGCATTAGCACCCCTAGCATTACCGCCTGTGGCTGTGGAATCTGTTTGTTGAGCCTGTAGCGCACCAGTACCTTTGGGT